TCTTTATATAGTTTATCAAAGGTGAAGGATACGTTTTTTATATCCTTCACTTCTTCTTTTGGTTGTATATAATCAATATACTTAAAATCTTTCTTTTGGATTTTAAATGCCTGTACCAATGAAATATAAGTTATATTATACTTCTTTGCTATCTCTGGCATTGTTAGTCCGTTCATCAACATATTTTGTACATCTAACGAACTCAAACCCAATGCGGTTAAGATTTTTGATTGTTTCATAATACTTAAAAGGGTAAGTCGTTTGAAGTACTACTTGCTTCAGCTTTAGGTGCTTCTGCATCTGGCTTCCAAGTATCTACACTAATACTTACATCTTTACCATATTGGTCAGCTTCATCTTTTAAATTAATATTTAACTTAATAAACTTGTTGCCATTATACTCTTGTATGTAATCAGCGATTTTAGTAGGATTAATAGTTACTTTTAACCATTTAGGATTCATAACTTTACCACTACCACAATATATTGTTTCTTCTTTTTTATCCATTGTTATTTGTTTTTGTTGTTTATAATCTGACATAAAATGCCATTCTTTTTTAATCATTTATAATATTTCTTCTGTTTCTGTTTTTACTTCTACAATATCACTTGAGTAACCTTCTGGTTCTCCATTCCACTCTTTAAATTTATCTGTATAATAATCATAATCCATCCAACCTTTAAATAATAAACTATCATCTAATTTATATATCTGTACATTAAATGGTGTTGTAGTTTCTATTGCTACAATGTAAGCATCTGTATCTTTATCATATTGGTCTTGATACATTGCTAATTGCATTTTATAATCATTATAGTATAAATCACGTTCAAAGCGTTTACCAGCATCATTAGTAGTTTTTATATCAACTATACACTTTCTACCGTTAAACGTTGTTAGAAGGTCTGCAAAGCCTTTAAAATTAACATCTTTATGTTGCCACTCTAATTTAATTTCAGTTGCTTCTTTATTTTGCATCATTTGAGTTAATACTGGATGTAACATAGCATTATTAATTATCTTGTTTGCATCATCTAATTCTTGTTGTTTAATTAGCGTTTTACCTTCGTTTTGTTCTTTAAACTCAATCCATTGTTTACCAGCTCGCCTTGCACCTTCAAAGATTGCAAACTCTTTAGTAAATGTATCTGGTTCTAATAACATCTTATGTATTATAGTTCCAAACTGCATTGCATCTGTAGTTTTTAATTCTTTGTTCCAGTAAGCAAGTAAATGGTTAGGAGATTTTTTAAACTGGCATAAAGCCGAGTAACTCAAGTGATTCTTTTTCATAATATAGTTTTTGATTTATTTATTAAAGTGGTCGATTGCCATAGCAAATACGATTCCAGCAAACACGCTTGTCATAATAAGTGTTGCTAATTCTACTGCGTTTGTTTCTATCATTGTTTCTTAAAGTTATCTGCTTCAGAATCTGAATAAATACCATATTCGTAAGCGTTAATTAATTTTAGTACTAATCTATCTTTTAAACGTTTCTCAGCCATTGCAAACGGATAAGGAGCTTTACAGTTCTTAGGTGATGCTTCACCAGTTGACCAGATAATTTTATTACCTCTTTTTGCATCTCCTACTATCGCAACATCTTGGTTGCTATCTCTGTATATTGTAGGCGCACCAAATTGTATGTTTTCTTTTGCTGCTATCTTTTCGCAAGCATCGTGAGTTATTATCCACATACTTCTTGTGCCTCTTTTTAATTCCCAAAAGTCATCTTTTGATAAATCATATTTTTGTGCTAATTCTTTAATTTTCATAATTTTTAATTTTAGTAAATATAGTTTTTAATTTATTCATTCTTTGTTCGTTGTATTGCATTGCAATTGTTTTTAATTGCTTGTCAATGTTTTCTAATTGTGTAATAAACCCTTCAAACCTATGTCTATGTATTTCTAAATCATTAGGTGATAGGTGTATTCTACAGATAATCCTTTTATTCCAGTTAGCTCTAACTACTAAGTTTCTTAACCTTTCTTGCAAGTATCTGTTAGTTTCATAAGCCCACCAATGGTTAATATTATCGTTGTGGTGCTGTTCGTTATGCGGATGCGGATAATGTATCATTGCTCATTATATTTCTCCATTAAACTAAGTAATACTTCAGAATAAGAACGGTGTCCATTCTCTTTGCATTTGCCTTGAAATTTTACCAGCGTTTCTATTTTTTCTGCTGGCACGTAAAAGGTTCTTGTTGTGTATGATATTTCTCTACTCATAATTGTTTGTTTTTTTTATTTGTTTTTGTTTTTTTTATTTATAAGCTTCTATAAAATCTTTTATACGATTAATATCGGTTTTTAAAGTAAGTTCTTTAAATGTTAAAGAAGAATTATCTTTATTAATTATACTTGTATCTAAGTTTTCTAAAATACGTTCTAACCTAAATTCTAAATTTTTAACATCTCTTTGTAAGTATTTATAAGTTATTGTTTTCATAATATATGTTTTTAAGTTTATAATGTAAATATATATATAATTATAATACAAATTACAAAACACACTAAAAACTTTATTAACAATTAAATGTTAATTCTAAAATAAATGTGTAATTCTGGCTACTTGGCCATTGTTCTTAGAGAAGATAAAACCTTCTATTGCTTGGTTGTTAGATGATGTATAACCCATTTTATGATGCCAACTATCTGCTGGTGATGGACTTCTTAAACTTTCTAAACTGCAACCAATTAAATCTTTACTTACTTTGTGATGTACGTGATGTGCAAACATATATCTATACTTTGTTTCACTCCATTCTTTACACTCATCTGCCATTAATAAAGGTAGTAAATCCCATTTAGCACCATCTCCGTGAGTGCTGCCAATCAAGTTGTTATAATATGTATAATACTTTCTATGTTGTAAACTAATATCAAAAGTTATATTCTTACTATTTCTAAAGTATGTTGCAATAGTATCTGCCAAGCAAAAACCAGTTAAGTAATCGTGGTTACTACTATTATACACAACGTGTAAATCTGGATAGAAAGAAACTAATGTTTCAATAATATTAATATATAAACGTTTTGCAATATGAAAATGCTCGAAAAACATACCATCAACATCTTGAACAGTTCCTTTTGTAGTTTTACCACCACTTGGTGTATCAATGTGCATAACATCGTTACCAATACATAGTATTAATTTATCTATATTAAAACCATTACTTTTCTGTAATATACCATCAATAGCTTCTAAAGTTCTTTGTACTGCTATTTGTTTATTGTATTCTTCACCACTCACAAAAGATTTACATAATTTACCAATATGTATATCTGCTGGTGATATTAACAAGCAATGGCCATTGTTTACTTTAGGTTTAACAAGCTTTTGAA